CTTCCGATCTGTCCTAGGCACACTAAAAAACCGCCCACCCTTGCTAGAATTACAACTCCCGCACAATGTTTGCAAATTCCACTCCTCATCACTGCCGCCAGCGAGTCTGGGAATGATGTGGTCGACGCTGTTTGCCTCCTCCACACCGCACATTTGGCAAACGTAACCGTCACGTTGCAAGATGCGCTGTCTGATCTTGCGCCACTTGGTCGTGCTGCCGTTGCCCTGTAATGCGCTACTCATCAGTAGTACCCATGTTTCACGTGAAACGACCAAGCCTTACATGATGATGCTTTATAACGTTTTGTGATGTAGACAAGTGTTGCATCTATCTGTCTGTAAGGGTCAAGGTCACGGTAGTAGGTTGATCGCATTTGACCTAATCCGTAATGACTGCCATTGCGCGCTTTGTATGACCAACGGCTTTCTTGTGTAATGATTTTGTTAAAGCATTGAAACTCTTTGTAATCAAGAATTCTACTGTGTGCATACAGCTTTAAATGATCTATTGAATAACTAGCTGCTGTTGCTTCCATAGTTGTCGTTATTGAAAGCAATGCCGTTAAGGCATAGACCTTGCCCATTAGCCGATTACGCCCTTGCGAGCTACCCGCCCCAGCGGCTCGCTTCAAGCGAAACCAGCGTACCGCGCCTGTCAAGGTTAACAGGTTATTGAGCGCACTCTTGGGCGTTGCGCACACCCTGTGTATAACGTCTGTGGATAACTTTATCATTGGTGACCCCACCCTTTACCCTTAAATGTAATGCCAAAGGTTGAGTAGGTGCGACTCATGTTTGCACCACAACACATTGGCTGGCTCTCCTCGTGGATTGACTTTTCAACCTCAATACTTATTTGGCAGACATTGCACTTAAACTCATAGATCGGCATCTGTGCCACCTATTTGTGCAACACCCATAACCTCACACTTTGTACATTGGATAACCTCAACACCTGGTGGGAGGTTATCTGTAACCTTATGGACAAGCTGCAAGGTAATCTTTTTGCAAACTCGGCACTCAAATTGCACTTTGTTCATAGTGTGATTTCCTTAAATTCTCTATTGGTTGCAGGTTAATCTGCGTGACCCACCAAGTCGGTTGTTTGCTGTGTCGATAACGTGGCTTTTGAGCCATTGCAATAGGTATCCAGCCTTTAATGACATAGTTTGGTGCTTCACCAGTGACTAGCACGGCAATGTCTGTTGGTCTGTCGTACTCGTAGACAATAAGCTGCCCTTGATCGTACTTGGTCCATTTGACTTCTATGCCTTTGCCAACGTCAGCTGTGTGTTTGCCCTTGTCCACAAATGGGTCAAACGGTAAACCAAAGTATTTTGCCACAACCCACTCAGCACCTATTGACTCGGCTATCTCGGCTAAATACAAATGAAATGACTGCACATGGTATTGAGGCAATTGTCCAAGATCACTGGTCATTTTGACCGCAGCTACCATGCACAAACATAGTTCATTTGTTGTTAACTTCATTTTCATCTGCAACCACCGCAAAACCAAATGATGTTGTCACGATTGTCGTAACCTTTTTGATAGCCAAAGTCGTCATGCTTTGACAGCATTGAGCATTTGTCACACTGGCTCATTTTGTAAATAGCTACAACAACACCGTTTTTGAGCAAACGGCATGTCATTGTTTGTGGGTTGATCAGCTCTACGTACTCACCCAAGTCTGACAACCCATTGCCCTGTGCTGCCTAATTGATACCAGGTTGGCTCACACTGATCTGCTTTTGCCTTCTCAGTGCAAAAGTAACCGCCCCAAGCTTTGCCAGTTTTTGCAGACTCGCCTGTTTTCCAGACTCGTGTGCCATGAATACAACGCGGCTTCTCCTCAATTAACTGACCGCCAAGCTGCTCTGCGATCTCGTTGATTGACGAGCCAAATGATGCGACACCAGCTTGTTCTGCTTCTGGTGCTGTGGCGTAACTAGGCACGTCGCCATGCTTCGTTGTCCAATAATCGTAATCAGCCTTGACGTCAGCTGTTGCGACTTTTGTTGTTAGCTTTTCTACCAGTTCCATTGTCTCGCGTGTTGCCTTTTCTGTGCCACCCATAACTAAAGCCATGACTCGCATCAAAGCTGAGGTCACTGTGTCCTCAACGAACCAACGTTTCATGTTTGGGTTGTACGCAGCCAGATAGCCATAGGCATAGTCAATACCTGCTGGCTCATTTTCGGTTTGATTACGCCAAGCCTTAGCTTGAACCAAAAGGTAACCTTTGTCTGCATTAAACTCGACAATGTGTGCCTGCAATCTGCCTTCTGGGTAGGTTGCAATCCAGCGATCTGTGCGTTCTTTGTTGCCTTCGTAGTTATCTAAAAACGCCATTAGCTGTTCTCTCTTTCGTGAGTTACTACGTCGGCAATGTGTTGTGACATGCAATTAACACATGTTTGACCTTGTTGTTCATGGCAGCAACCTCGTGATGTCACCATTGCTATTCTAATTATTTTTGCCAATTCAGTCATTTGCGCACCGCATTAGCTGCATGGCGACCAATTGCTTTGCCTCGGACAACGCCTTCACGGCGACCCTCTTTAAAGCCAATCGAATAACCAAGTGCCATTGTTGTAATTGTCCAGACGCCTAAGAAAAACAGACGCCACCATGACTCTAGCTGTGTTAGGTCTAAGACCATTTTTTTCTCCCGATCTAGGTTGGTAACGGCTACCACCTAAATAAAGAGTGAGGCATGAGTATGACAAAATCAAGTATTGCGCGTGTCAAACGGCGTGTCGCCTAGCCAAATACCTTGCCGTCAACAATAAATGAGCCGTCTCGCTCAATTGGCACGATCTGCGGACTTACCTTTGCGCCCTCAATGCGTAAGATGCCAAAGCCTTGCGTCCAGTTGGCTGTGCCTTTTGTGTATTTTGCAGCTGAGAAACGCATCAGGTTGCCCACCTCCATGCCCCACAATGTCCTGCCCATTTTGTAACCGCTTGACTCTGTAAATGTGCTTATGCCTAAACGGTGTGTGTGACCCTGTACGACGGATTTGCCATGCAACCTGGCTGCACGTAAGGCAGATGCACCAGCGTTGGGCGTAGTGCCTTGCTCGTCACCATGAATGGCTATCCAGTTTGTGCCTTCGATCGCATAAGGCTTGCGATAAAAGTCAATGCCTAGCTCGTCCAGCTTCATAAAATTTTCATAGCGCAGCTCTGGCGCACCGAGCAATGCAGGCAGACGGCTGGCAATGCTGTTGAACAATCTGTCCGTGTGATTTGACCTGACCATGCTTGCCTTTGGTACGTACCTAGTCAATTCCCACAGCAGCTCAACGCAACGGTCACGATCTTTGCCAATAGTCGGCTCGTGTTCCTCCGACAAACCACGCGACCATTTGCTGATTGTATTAAAATCTATTTCGTCGCCTATTGTAATTACTTCATCAGGCTTAAATCGTTTAATAAATGCTGCCAAATTTTTGGTTGCTCTGACGTCCTCAAAAGGCACTTGAAGGTCGGACACAACCACTATTTTGCGCACGTTAGTCGTCGTCCTCGTCGTCATAGTCGATCGACCCAATTTTGTTCGGGTCGACTGGCTCTGGCAAAAGCCAACCAGGGTAAGCGTTTTTGTCACTTAAAATGCCAAGTGCAAGCTCTACGCTAAAGCCAGCCTTACGCAATGCTTTGTAATACTCATTGAGTGCTATGGCATAGATTTCAAGCGCAGAATAGTTATCCTCTTTGACGGTAACTACGCGCTTGCGTGTTTGACGTTTGGCTGCCATAGCATAAGTCTAAAGGCTAGTCAATCATTTTCTGGACAAGCCACTCTAATCTGTCCTCAATTCTGTTGACCTGATCTTTGAGGCTTGAACCACCGTTAGGCGAAAATTCACGCATGATCGCGCTGACCATAACGCGCACTGCGCCGTAGACAGCAGCGACAAGCGAAATGACAACGCCTGCCACTGCTGCCCACTCGTTTGTTGTCATTCCCCAGTGACGCCAAAACTCTTGTCTTTAGGATTTATTGCACGCAAAATGACAGGTGCAACAGCTGCGATACCTGCATGCAGCAAAACCTTTGGGTCAGTAATACCTGCCATGTATAGCGCGAGCATTGCTGCTATGAACGATCTAGCATAGCTGGCGGCAGCTTCTTTGACTTTGGCTTTATCCATTTTTTCTCCTTTTTTGTCTCAGCTACATTTGCAGCAAATACTGGGTAGTCACCTTTGTATGGTACAAATTTCGGTAATCCAAAACCAACAATGTCACGCTTCAATGATCGTTGCTTAATCATGACCATGCCGCCATTGCGCTGGTCGCCTGTGCCTGATGTGTTGCCCTCAATACAAGTAACAACGTCACTGCCATGATCAAAAGCAATAACAATGCCGACGTGACTTATACGGTCAATGCCGTCATGTGGAAAGTCCATAAAAGCCAACGCGCCTAGACTTGGCAAATGTGACCAACGATTAGTTTCTTTGAATTTATGCGCACCAACAGCTGTGCCCACAACGCTGTGCATTTTGATACCAGCTTGATCTGCACACCAATTGACAAATGAACCGCACCAAGGCAAACCGTCTGCCTTTGTAAATTTGCCGTACTTTGTAAGGTTGTCGCCTTCCTCAACCGTACCAACCTCAGCGGCTGCAACCTCAATCAACCTAGCATTTGTGCCCTGCGGATAGCTACTCATCAGCTGTCACAATCGGTGTGGATTGTTCCGCTTGTCGGCGGTCGTATTCTGCTTGCGGCATTGAAATAAAGTGACCTTCTGCCACTTCGATTTGTACGTGTTCTTTGCCTTCTGAGTCAATTATTGTTGTGATGTTTTCCATTTTATAACTCCGCTGTAAAGCCAACATACGAATTGGCTGGATTTGATGAAGTCGAACGAGTTTGAGTTGGTCGGTATTGGACCATACCTGAAGCACCAGTAACATTTAACAGATAACAGTCCGATGTTATAGTACCTAAAGTCAATGCTGTAACTGTCACAAATGCGTTTGTATCGTATGTTCTTAATCCAGCCCACTCAACAGCACTCGGAGCAATGCGCATCCGAACAGGAAAATTACCAGTAACCTGAACTTCTGTACTTGTTGCGCCCACGCCTAAAGGCAAAATGTTATCTGTAGATGAACTTTGTGCTGTCGTTCTCCAGTAATACCTCTGACAAGCGGCTAATTCTCCTTGAATTGTTCCTGTTGCAGTTTGGAAAGCGGTAGCAGTATTACCTGCCTCAACCTGCCAGCCCCAAGTATCAAATGTATAAGTACCAGTTGAAGGTAAATCTAGACGAATTTGTAGAAAACTGCTTGTGCCAATTGTTTGACCTGAAACACTAGGAACAGCAATAGTCCAAGAATAACGTGCCCAAGAAGTTGTAACTGTTTGTGTTGTAAGTGTTGTATTAACGCTTGCGCTGCCACCTGAACCAAAGTTTTGGCGTACTTGACCTGCAAGACTTAAAGTTGCGGCAGCCTTTGCCCATACTGAAACTGTAATCGTTTGACCTGCAAACTGTCTTACATCTTCAATTTTTTGAATAAGAAATCCTGCACCTGCGCCAGTTTGATTGAAGCGCAAAAAGTACTGACTTTCGTATCCTGCTACTGGTGCAGTTCCAGCGGTAAATGCTTGTTGCGAAACTGTGCAAGTTCCTACATTATCTGCAAAAAATCTATCCGCCGTGTATGCACTTGAATTGCTTACGCTAAAAGAAGTGCCGCGTTGCCAGTTATTAAATGCACCATTTATGATTGCGTTTTTACCTGCTGAAAAGTTTGACTGATAGCGCAAGCCTGTTGAAGTGGAACTATCTGCTACGAGTGTTTCACCGTTGTTACCTACTGTAAGAGTCGCAGGCGTAGCAGATGAGAACGCCGTAATAAGTGCGCCCTTAGCAGTTAATTGCGTGTTTTGAATTGCATTTGCGTCGTCGCTGGTCACCCATGTGAAATCCATGTCAGTGTTTGACGTTTTAGATAGCACCTGACCTGTTGTGCCACCCTTAAGCTCTGCCAAAGCTGTGTCAACAGCTTGACCAAATACCTCAAAGTCTGCTGGTAAGTCTGTGACTAAATCGCTCGCGGTCGGCATTTGCCAGCCAAAGTTTGTTGTTGGGTTTGCCATGTTGTCTCCTTATCAGACCACTATTGTCGCACGTGCCCAGTCAAGTGTCGGCGACACGCTTGACCAAGTAAATGCGCCTGAGATTTCGTCCCATTGCAAAGCCTGCAATGAATACGCCACTGGTGAAATGTTTAATGTAATTGCAAGCTGATTGTACGACGCCTGAAATGACCAGCCTTCTACAAAGCCTTGAAAGATGCCACCCATGTTTGCAGGTAGATCGTTAATCGCAACTGCCTCGCCCATAAATACGCCAATGAGGTTGTCACGATCGCCGTTGTCTAGTTCTGGATTTGTCAGGTCAAAGGTGATCTCGCTAAAGATTGCCTGCGGTGTTTTGCGCAGGTCTAAGTAGAAATTTGCCTGCTGTGTTGCGTCAGCTGCGTTATGCAAGGTTGTTGAGATGATTTGCGAAAGCGTGCCGTACTGCAAAATTGAGGCAGCGTCGCTTGCGCTCTGTTCTGCGCTGCTACTTGCGCCATACTGAATTGTTACGTTGTTGCGTACGTCGCCTGCTCTGGTTTCAATGCGCAGACCAGCTGCACGAGCTTGATTTGCGGTCAGCTGTACATAGCCATTGTTTGACAAATATTGGCTACGGTGTGTTGCGTCAGCGTATGAGATACGCCCAAATGCGTCCTCGTAAATGTAGCCAAGACCTGACGTTGCTAGTTTTGAAATTAAAGAATAAACGTCTGTGCGCTCGCTTGATCGTGCTGCAAGCTCGTAATCACCTGGCTGATCTATTTCACCCAAACCAACGTTTTCTGCTGTTGCCCACGTCGTAGTTGGCTCGTAAGTCGCCCATGTCAAGGCGGCTGGTACTTCTGCCCAAGTGTTGAGCAATAAGTCTGACAAAATTGTATAAATCTGATCGCCGTCAAAGTCTTTTGCTAGGACACCGTTTGTCAATGCCTTTGGCAAACGAGACAACGCGCCAAGTGCTGTCAAGCTGTATGTCTGAGTGAACATTGTGCTGCCTACGTCGCGCACCTCAACGGCAATGTCGACAACCGTTCCCCCAAAAATTGGGACGTATGTGCCAGATGTATCCTGCACCTGCACTGAAATGCTGCTGTTAATGCTTACAGGTATTGTTGTTTGATCAAGGTCGATCAGCTGCAAATTGACGTAACCAGCTTGCGCTTGCTCATAAATGTTTGTGCGACCTGATCTAATTGTTAAATTAGCCAAAACAGCGTTTGTGTAAGCTACGCCGTCAATCTCAACAAGCCAGATTGGCGTCCATTGCGTCATGCGATTTGCAGGTTAGATGCGCCGCCTGTGCCGCGATAGTAGCTGTTATTTAATGTGTCAACGATTGTGCGTGCTGTGCCCTCTTTATCAAATGCGCCAGTAACGGTCAGGTTGATCGTTGTCCCAGTATCGCGCGCTTCAGCCATACGAAATGAACCAGGGTTGAAATTTGAGATGCCTGCACTAGCTGTTGCCGCACTAGCTGCGACGCTGGCAGCCTTTGTCACGCCACCCACACTGCCGCCGCCTGTTGTGCCTGTTGCACTCGGTGTTGAAATTGTAGGTATTGACGGCACGCTTGTTGTGACTGTTGGCGTTTTAATCGTTGGCACACTGACCGTTGGTGTTGAAATCTTGCTTACGTTTGGCAAAAATGGAATAGCGTTGTAAGCAGAAATTAAAGCGTTGATACCTGCAACCGCGCCTGAGATCAAGCCGTTAAGTACTTTGACCACGCCTGCGATAACGTCAATGACGCCGCCAGCGATCTTGCCTGCCACCTGTAAAGCACCGCCTAAAACTGTGCCGATAACTGGTGCAACATAGGTTGCAATGAGTGAGCCAAATTCTCTAAAGGTGTCTGCATTGTCACCAATTGCATCTTTGACATACCCAAACGCCTTGATCATGCCGTTAACAATTGGCGTAAAAGTATTAACAATCACGTTGCCTAGTGTTGTAATTACGCCGCCCAGACCATTGCCGTTAAGGCTAAATGCACCGCTAAATGCGTTGATAATTGGCAAAGCATTGTTGTTAATAAAACCCATAAGCTTTTCAAGAATTGGCAGCAAAGCAAAACCAATTGTTTCTTTGGCTTCACTAAAAGCAACCTGCATACGAGCAATACGACCTGCGTAGGTATCGGCATTTTTTGCAGCTGCGCCGCCAAATAATTCGGTGAGTTTGTCCTGCACCTGGGTAAATGACATAGTTTTCAATTCGGCAGCGGATAAGCCAACGCCTAGCTTGCCAAGTGCTGCGGTGTTACCGTCAAAGCCTTTGCTTAATGCAGCTGCGACAGTTTCTAAAGGCTTACCTGTTGCCGCGCTTATGTCTAAGGCTTGGGCAAGTAATTGCTGTGCCTTTTCTGTGTCGCCTGTTGATCTAACCAAACGACCTAGTGCTGGTCGTAGCTCGTCGTCTGCCACACCAGTTGCCAGTGACATTTGCAAGATTGACTGCTCGGTTGCCGCGATTTGTGCCTTTGTCGCCCCTGTGGCGTTCTCTAAGGCAAGCGCAAGCTGTGTCTGTGCTTTCTCGTCCTCAATCGCTGCTTTGACGCCCTCAACGCCAATTTTGATTGCATAAGCACCAGCGGCAGCTGCGGCAGCTGCAAAAGCGGCGCCAACCATTTTGCCGACCTTGCCCATTTTGTCGCCAAATGTGTCAACGTCTTTACTAGCTGCTTTGAGCGATTTATTGAGATTGTCAACGTCTCCAAGAATTGAAAGCTTAAGGGTACGACTGCCAGCCATTAGTTGTACCTCTTAACTATTTTTTCAAATGATTGTTCCCATTGTTTAATGATCTCAGGTTGTACAGCTCGCAAGGTTGGATAGATGAACCAACCGCGCGACCCTCTACCTTCACGACCTGACCAGACTGGAAACTGTTTGTATTTGTTAGAACCAAACTCAACACCGCCCCAAACCTGTTGGGTAGTTGCGCCGCCACTTAATTTTTGTGAAGCATAACCAAAACTAATCTCACCTATCTTTGACGACTTAGACACTTTTGAACCGTCAGCAACACGGTTGTCAATTAGGTTGCGCGTTTTGGTGCTAGCTGCTGCTTTAATCTTGCCTTGCACGTAAGTAGCAAGGGCAGACGTGGCTTCTTTAGCTTGTTCTAAGGCTTCGTCGTCCATTGCCTTAAATGAACGCGTAATGGCGCGCAGCTCAGCCTTGTCGTAGCTGATTGCGTCCTTAGCCATTTGCCTGCCTTTCCAAAATTTCGATCACGGTTAAAATGTCCTCGGCTGTTTCAAAAACGTCTGGTGGTAACCCTGTTGCCAAGGCTACCTCCCAAACTATTCTGCTAAGGCTTCCGACTGGGTGGCTTTTGGGTTTGCCTCACCTACGATCACCTCGGCAATAGTTTCTGTCCAGGCTTCGATTGGCTTAACAGGCTTACCAGCTTGCTCACGCTTCATGGCGTGATAGGCGAGAAATACAAGATCGGAGATACCTATCTTTTCCTGTGCCTGTGCAATTGTGTGACCTGTTTGCTTTTCCCATTTGACCCACTCAGGCGGTGCAGCTGTGTAAGTGATCTGCGTGCCGTCGTTGTATTCAATTGTTATTGGTAGTTTCATTTTGTCTCCCGATTAGTAGTTTTTAGCTAAATGTCTCGGTTGGTGTACCGACGACAATAAATGATAGGTCAACGGTCTGTGCATCTGGTGCTGCACCGCCGACGCTTGGGAATACTGGCATTACGTTGAACGCATAAACCGCACCTGTTGCAGCTGTAAGTGATACAGCCAAAACTGTGTTTGGTGCTGTCTCGCAAGCTGTCCATAATGCTTCACAAAGTGAGCCTGTTGCGCCCCAGTCTGCAAGCATTGTAATGTCAAATGTCCACTGATCGTCAATGTGCTTGTAAGCCTTGCCGTCTAGTGTTTGGTACGTCTCTACGGTTGGACTGTTTGCAAGTACCGCGCTGGTCGCTTGTCCGTCGTAGTTAACTGTTGCAATGGTCACGACTAAATCGCGACCAGTGATGATTGTCGTTGGCATTTTGTCTCCTAGTTAGTTTGTGTGTAATAAGTCGAAACGTTTATGTCAGCAACCAGCATTGGCGATTGTCCTACTTCCAATACGGTCGGCTTTTCAATAACGCCAACGACGTATCCTGCTGGCATTGCAGCAAGAATTCCTATGATGAGCTTTTCTAAATTGTCTAGTGAGCCTGCATTACTGTTGCTGGCGACAATTGCTGTGATTGAAAAATTAAGTTTGACCTGTGTTTTTGACTTGCCGATCAACACGACTTCCATGTAAGGCGAGTCTGGCACGACCACAATTGCTGGTGGTATTGGTGACTCTGGCACGCTTGGGTAAACGTTGGCAGATAGCGCACTAAAGGCTGTGGCTAAGGCTGATCTGGTTTCGGCAATTGAGTTTGCTGGCATTTATTGGCACACTGTCTCAGCGTCCAGGTAAGGCATAAGCAATGTGCTAACGCGGTTAGTCAAGCTGCGACCCATACGGTACGGCGAGCTTGTAAAATCAACGCCCTCAATCTGTCCACCAGCTGCAACACGTGATTGAAACACCTCAACGCTAACAGCCAGGATTGCTGACTCAATAGCTGGTGTGCTGGCATAAAGCTGCGCAGCTGAGTAACCTGACAATGTTGCTTTGCCATTTGGCACGATTGGGCGAGCTGAAACGTCTGCATTTGTAAGTGCTGCCGTAAAGTAATACGGCGCGCTGTCAACAACTGTAAATGTTGCGCTAAATGGTGCAGGTAATCCTGTGACAATGATTGACTGACCTGTTACAAAATAATGCTCACGAACCGTGACAAAAGTTGCGACGTTATCTTTGAGGCTGTACGACTCAACGCCTGAGACGTTAGCCACCAGCATAGGCAAAATTACGTCCTCGCTAGTGTTGATAATTTCGTCAAGATAACTGTCACTATAAAGTGAAACGGACACGCCAAGCACCGTGCGCAACTGACTAGCTGTGACAATGGCTGGCATGTCCGTTTCCTTTCGACTGCTGCGGCGACCTCGGGAGAAATCGCCGCATGATTAGTGGGTTGTTATCAGGTCTTGTTGATACCAAACGCGCCTGCACCGATCTTGGTTGCAATTGCGCCGTAACCGTAAACGGCTACTGAGATTTGACCTGTTGCGATTACGTCTGCACGCAAACGGTATGTTGGTGACTCGTACCATGTGTACGCAGCTGGGTTGACGATCAAGATTGAGTCGTCCTTATCCTCATTGTTTGCTGTTGCAACGTTTGCTGTGACGTATAGATCAAGTCCCGCTACGTTTCCGCGTAGTGAGTCTGGACGCACGATACCGCCTGCATTGCTTGGCTGTGCTGCGTTGTAAATTGGACGACCTGCGTCGTTAAGTGTCATGAGGTTTGCCCACTGTGATGTGTTAGCAATCATGTTGCGAGCAAAGCCTTGTGTGCCTGCATAAACAGATGCAGCACCGCGTGAAACAAAGCCTAGTAGCTCTGCTGCTGTTGGGTACGTTGCAAGTGTTGTTGCATCAGCTGTTGCACCTGTTGCAATTGCTGTGTGTACAGCTAGGTCTGTTGCCTTTGCGTAAGCTGCTGACATGTTTGACAGTAGCTCATTGAAAAATAGTGGTGATGTGCGATCAAGTAGCTCAACGCTAAATGTTTGACGTCCAGCATACTTCTTGACTGTTACTGACAAGAAACTTGACTCTTGATCTGTCTCGCTTGGGTTGCCTGCTTCTGCTGTTTCTGCAACTGTTGGCATTGTTGTGATCTTTGGAATTTCAAATGACATACCAGCGTCAGGCAATACACCACGGCTGATTGCGTCAATGCTTGATCGTGTTGAGTTTGCAAGTCCGTTGATAACTTCTGTCAACTGACGTGTAGGCACTAGACCTGCGTTATCTGTTGTGTCATCTGCCGCTGCGACATACTGACGTGCTGACTCCTCGCCAAGTGAGGCGCGAATTGTGTTTTCTAGGTACTTAGCAGCTGTGAACTCTAAGCGTGGCTTTGAAGTCCAACCACCTACGGCTGGCTTTGCGTTTGCTGTTACTGACTGAGCAGCTTCTACCGTCTCGACGGTGTCCGCGTTTGTGACGGTGTTGTCCACTTCGTCTCCTTCTGTTGTTGGTGTTTCCTCTGGCTCAACTGTTGAGTCAGAAATCTCAGGCTCATCACCTGTTGTTGCCGCAACCTCATTAACGCGTGCTGATCTAATTGCTGGCTCTGACGTTAATGCAACGCCAGTCATTTCGCCTTTAATGATGCGCACTGTGCCGTCTTTAAGTGTTTCGTATTCGTCAAAATAAACCTCAACACTAAAACCGTCTCGCAAACCTTCTGACGCTTCAACAAGTGCATCTGTGCCAGCTGTTGTGTTTGCGATCTTAAAAGTAGCGTCAATGCCTTGCTCGTTAGCTTCGATTGACAATGTTTTTCCAATACGACGTGTGCGGTCGTGTTCTAAATTAAGCAATACTGGTACCGCTTCAATGCTTCCCTTTGCAAACTGCACTTTGCCAATTGACGCTGTGCCAGTCTCCTCAAATGTCACAATGCGACCGGTGATCGTGCGACTATTTGAGTCTGCTGCCGTAATGGCAATAGGTGTAATTAGTTTTTTCATAACAACATGTCCTCCTCTGCGCGTATCTCCTCTATCGACATTGCGCCGATACGATTTAAGATTTCATAGACTTGCGCGCGCTCAAATGGATTACCACGCAAGAAATTGTCTAGATCAAACATGACTTTGTTGCCTGCTGGCGTAAAGTCGGCAAAAGATAGACGCTGTTCCAAAATCGACATGTAATTTCTAAAAGCAAAATCAACGAGGTCGCGCCTTTTGTCTAAAGCGTTGGCGTATGTAAAGCTTGACTGCTGGCTGTCTGTAAAATACGCAGGTATGCCGCAGGCGCGTGATAATTCAAGGCTGACGTAATTACGTGCTTCGTTAAGCTGCAAATTCTTTGGGTCAAAGCCAACTGCCTCCATAGTAACGTCAGCATTTAGAAATGCTGTCGACTTATTGGCTCTAGCTGTACGCCATGCCTGCAAAATCTTTGCAACGCGATCTGCTGGCAATGATGTGCCATTTGACTTCAAAACCATAAGTGGTGTTGGCTCGTTGGCGAAATTGAGCGACGCCTTTTCTAGCGCGGCAGCTGCTTTAATTGTACGACCTGCACGAGCCAACAAACCTTCTTGCGTATTTGGAAAAACGACAAGATTTGTTGGGTCAATTGGCTTGCCGTCGATTTCGTAAGCTGTAATTTCTGTATTATCAAAATTTGTAGTTATTGACACGCGCTCTGGTGCAACACGTTCCATTGCACGGATTTTGCCTGTATCTGCGTATCTTTCCATGACCATTGCATAAGCTGCGTTATGAAAGAATAGATCGCTAATAAGCCAGCCGTAAAATGTAGAACCTGGTATGCGTGGGTCAGGTTGGTTGATTACACGCGGTTGTGTAACCTTTTCGCCTGTTGCTTCATTGCGTGTATGCAATGGCAAAGATGCAATTGTTTGGATAATACTCAAAGCACGTGCAACCGTCGGCACACTCATGGCTTCTGCGCGATTTGCCTGCGCTATGCCGTAAAAATAAAAATTATTATTTTCTGTAAAATAAGGTGCAAGACTCGCGTCTACGTCCAAAGGCGCAGCTGGAACGGCAGCTGCAACCTTTGGCGAAAATAAATCAAATAAACCCATGCCCTAATTCTTGCAGGCTTATACGATCAACCCACCATGATGTCAAGATCATTGTCTGGGCGTGTCGCAAAATGTGTTACAAGTGCAACTGCCACTGCGCCACACACAACTGCGTTACTTGCACGCCGCCCGATCACCCAACCGCCGTCACCACGACGCAATTGCACCGCAGCTAGTATCTCCTCGGTTAATTGGCTTTGCCCACGGTGTTTCAAGCGATTTGAGTTAATTGCCGAAAGCATCTCGTCGCAGCTCTGCGGATACGAACCGTCCATGTCAAATACAGGTATGCCAGCTGGTGCAAGGCGTGATGCAACTGCACCGGCTGACTTTCGACTGTAAAGCACATACTCGGTTGGATACTTGCGTGCATAGTCTGCTAATTCGTTGGCAATTTCACGATCATCTAGCTGTAACTCATTTGACCAGCTGTGCAGCAGCTTGACAACAAACTGCTCACCGCCAATTTTCTGGGCACCGACGAGACTTGCGTGTTTTCTGTCTGGTGACAAGTCGATTGCTAGCCAGGTTGTTTTTTCAGGGTCAAGGTCAATTGTTTTGTCTAGGCAATTGTTCCACGCAGCTGCGTCAACAATGTTTTGGATTGCCACAACCCACCTGCACAATACCTCGGACATAACAACGTTAGGTGGGTCATTAAGCACCGATCTAATGTTGTCCTCATGAATTGTCACACCCATTGCAGGGTTTGCGTGCCGTGCATTTTCTAGTGTGATCTCATCTGTCGGCGACGACCATTCAAAATAAGCAATGTCGTCAATAACGCCGCCAATACTTGCCATAGCTCTATCTCTAAAAGAATTAAGCACGACTGACGTATTATCACCAGCATTTGTATAACCCATAAGCATGGGGTTAGGTGCAGCCATAAGGGTATAACGCAATGATGCGTATGAGTCCATGTTGTTCATACGCAACAATTCGTCAAGGTGTATTGTTGAAGGTCGACTAATACCACGAGCAGCTGAGCCACCAGCACGCACCATGAACCGCGTGCCCATTTTTGTTTCGATCTCCTCCGCGCCATGATTAAGGCGTACCTTTTTGACCTGCTTTGCTAACGAGTCATTTGCCTCAATCGTCCACATCATCTGCCTAAATTGCTCTAATGAGGTGTTCAGAGTGTGAGCTTGTCCAATCTGCAACGGCTCGTCCCACAGAAACAGACCGCCAAGAATTCTAATTTGCTGCAAAAAACTTTTGCCATTCTGGCGAGCTACAACAATGCAATTTGTAGGCGACGCCCAACGACCGTCTGGCTTGTACTTGTGTGTGTGAATAAGGGCAAATTTTTGCCATTCCATAAGATCGACGCCCAAACTAGCTGCTAAGTCAATCAAATCACCGCCTCTAGAGGGTAAATCGTTCAGCGGCGTATGAATTCTGGGCGTTTGTACGCCTAATAGCGGTATTCGCAGGTCTGTGTCCCTATCTTTTCCCTGTTCGACCCGATTGCTACCGTCTACGCCCCTGTTGGAGGCTTCTAGAGGCTTCTCAGTCATTCTCGTGCGACTTTGAGTCGTTTTTGGTATAAATTGAAACAGGAAGGGTCAGAGGTGTCTTAGACACGCTAAAAAACCTACCCCCCTTGCTCGAATTACAAC